ATTACTGCCTTCTGGATATAGAGCATTAATCATATGCGAAACTCTTTCTAGGTTAACGGTTGGTCCGTCTGGATGACCTAGTTCACCAAATGCTCTCTTTTTTTCTATGAACTCTCTATTATATCGTAATACTTCTTTTTGTAGTATTTCTTTAGGATAGATTCTTCCATTTCTATTTTTCACATCAGATTGCATGAATACACCTTTAATGGAATAGTTTTTCTTTCCATTGCCAGCTTCTTCAACAATATATTCTGCGTTTGATATTTCTTCGGTAATTAACTTCATTTGTATCTATCTCTAATTTCTCTCTAATATTTATACAAATTATTATCTGAAAACCACTAAAATTGTATAATTATCACCATTTGCAAAATTCTTTGTAGATAATAAAACATCACCTGTAGGTGTTGTTGCGTTGTTTAGAATCTCGTTTCCATCTGCTCTTAGGTCCCAAAAACCTTGACCTGATAAAGAAACTGCGGTAGCATTTGTTGCACCTTCCCAAATTATCTCTACAGCTGATTTTGCGTTTGCTGTATTTACTGACCAAAATATTTTAGATATTTTTCTATTTCCATCAGTAGTCATAAATGTTGTATTTGAAGCGTCTATTTTTTTAACTAAATTCTCACCTGTACCGTCAGAATAGTTAGTCATTTTAACAGCGTATTTAACGCCTGTTGTGTCTGTTAATACTTGTGTTGATACTGTATCGGCCATATTTAATCCTTATTGTGCGTCATAGTAAGTTTTTGATAACTCACCACGCTCAGTTGTTTCTCCTGTTTTTCTACATCTAATATAAATTTCTTGTACATTTCCATCTGCAAAAGTAAATGTTCTTATACCACCTGAAATAGTTGCATTTGCACCGTCAGCAGAGTCTGGATATGTATCGCTGATTGTAGCAGCGTTATCAAACTCCCAAATATTATTTGATCCTGGAACAGTTACCCAAGCCATATTACTTCCTTAAAATTGTTAAAGTTTCTTTATCAAAGTAATTCATTAAATCTTGTTTGTTTACACCATATTGTTTTGCAGCTGTATCTACATTTTTTTCAAAGTTTGCAATGACATCAGCGTCTTTGTCTGCAGCTCTAAAAACCATATCTACAGCACGCTTCATTTTAGGCGTAAGTTTATTGTATTGTCGAGTACGTTTGTAATCGTTTGCTTCAGTAATATTATCTGATATAAATTTACTGAGCCACTTCATCACTTGCTACCTCTGGTGCAGGAGTTTCAGCTTCAACGTCATTACCAGTAAAGGGATTAGCCTCTGGTGCATCAGCACCTACTTGTCCTGTAAACATTGATCTCGCCACATCAGTTTTAGCATCATCTAAGGCAGAAGTAACTTTATCAGCAAGAGCATTTTTTAAATCTTCTCCTGCTTGAGCATTGTCACCTGTCTGTAATGAATTAACAAATTTATTAATATTTTCTTTACTCATTATTTATCTCCTAATGTTGATTTTTCTTTTTCACTACCATTCGTTTCTTGGTTAGGCGTAATGGTTGGTGTTTCTTCGGGTTGTGCTTCAGCACCTTCTTCTTCAATTTGTTTATCAATTTCTTCAATTTCTTGTTCATTTTGTTTTAGTATTTTTGTTCTTATATATTCGTTAGAGAAATATTTACCAACATAACCTTCTAACTGTTGTGCCAGATTTACTCTTTCTCTCATCATTTCGCTGTGTTTTAACTCAGCAAAATATCCATCTTGTAAGAAAGTATATGTTATATCTCCCATCATTGAATCCCATTCTTCAGGTGCAATGATACCTTTTAAAATAAGTTGTGTTTTCAAAAGGTCGTGGAATAACATACAGAATTTCTTTCTTAAACGACCTACAAATTTAGTAAACTTAACTTCATCTCTACTAATTTCTGCAGCTCGACCAAGATTGAAACCTTGACCACCTTCTAATCTACTAATTGGTATGTTAAGTGAACGATATAGTTTCTTTTGGAAATATTCTATATCTGCAATCTCACCTAAGTTTTGACCACCAGGTAATGTAGTGATTTCTGTTCCTCTTCCACCTTCTCTACGAGGTAACCAAAAATCTTCTAACATACTCATATAGTTTCTGTCATCTCTTATTTCACCTGTACTTGCGTCATACACAAGTTTATTTCTATATCTAGCCATAACATCTCTTAAATATTGTTCGGCCTTGATTTTAGGTAAGTTACCTACATCAATATAGAATATTCTTCTTTCAGGTGCTCTAGCAATTCTGTAAATAACAACAGCGTCTTCAATCATTCTTAATTGATTAACTGGTTTAATTGCCTTATGTAAATAAGATAATACCTGATTGTGAGTTTGATCTACAAGTCCTGATGGACAATAAGCAATAGCGTCTGTTGCTATTCTCAATCCACCTGCGTTAGATGTAGCAGTTGGATGTATTCCTCTTTCGTTGAAAATATAATACTCTTGGAATTTATTTTCAAATGCGAATGAAGATGGCATTCCATCTGTTCTTTGCTTTCGTATTTCTCTTATCTTTTTAATCTTTCTAGGATCAATATATCTTACTTCAGTAATTCCTAGTCTTGGTGAGTCTTTATCTATAATCTTATGATAGTATAATCTACCATCTACGTACCATCTTCTAAAGATGTCGTGGCCTTTAATATCGAAATTTAGTAATTTCAACACCTCAGCAAAAGACTCTCGTATTCTTTTTTTAATAGAATCTGAATAATCTATTTTACTTAAATCCAATTGTACAGATTGTTGATTTTCATTTGATACAATTGCTTCAGATACTATATCCTCTATTGCAAGATCACACTCTGGATGCAATGCAACTTCTCTATATCTTCTTATTAAATCTAATTCGTTACGAGCAGTAACATCAAATCCACCGTAAGACGCAAAAAACCCACCAGCGGGGACGGTTTGTGTACCGTCATCCGCTTGAGGTGGAACTATATTTTGTCGTGGATCGGTAGAGGGTTCTTTTAAACGCTCTATTTTAAACCCAAACAGTTCAGCCATAATTTAATTCTCCTATTACTAATACTTATAATGGTATTAAGTAGTAGTATTTGTTTCAAAGTATTGGTATCTATGAGTAGCAGTAAAAGATTCTACTGAATTATTATCCCCATAAGATAACGCAATGTCGTCTAAAGTTGTTGGAAACAATCCTCTAAACGTATATGATTTAATCACATTACCATTTCGGTCTAACTGATCAACAAATGCATCAACTTGGTAGTCAACTGGATTGACTAGACCTTCGTTATCAGACATATTGTTGATACCGTTTAACCATCTTTCGTATGCGTTACGAATTAAGAAGTTAGTATCATTTAAAATAGTAGTTGTCCATGTAGCAAATGATCTATCACCTGCAACATATAACTCTCTTCCTCTAAATGGAATAGCAACTTCCGTTACTGTCATACCTGGTAAAGATGTAGAAGTAGTTAAGAAAGACATTGTTTCAGTCTCCCCACCTACAGCTGCATATCCAGGGAAAGGCATTGTTACTCTAAATTGATTAGCACGAGCGCCGCCGCCTCTTAACTTAGCTTTAAAGTCATTTATATTTGGCATGTTTTCCTCCTACGCTCCTACTACTTCTTCAAAAGCAACACCTGTTCTTGTCGCAACGAATTGTAGTTGTATAAAGTTAATTGATCTGTTAGGTTTGACAAAGATGTCAGCTCTAAACTCATTTCTATCAATGACATCAGCAGTATTATTTGATGCATCACAAACTACTAAAAAGTCTGTAACACCTCTTCTACCTTGTACATCTCTTAGGAATGGTTCAACAATATTTCTAAATTGTGCTCTTGTGAACTCATCATTGAACTCAAACAATTGGAATTTAGAAGCAGTTGAGATTGCCTTCTCTAAAGTGATAAACAATCTTCTAACATTTATTCTATCAAACGCTGACGGAGTAGATAATCCTGTCTTATCACCAAACAATAATGTTCCTTGTCCTGGTAATGTAACAACTGGATTGATTCTAGCTCTGTATAACTCATCTCTTTGTGTTTTTGTTGGGTTGTATGCCAACTTAACAGCACCTCTAATTACTCCTCTGTTGAAACCAGCAGGTGAGAACCATGAGTCTGCGATTAAGTCTGTTCTTGCAGCCAAACCAGCAATGTCACCATTTAATGGGATATATCTAAATACGTCATTGTATTTGTCGTAAGTATATTTGTAACCACTATCAAATACTACGTATGAAGATGATCTAATACCATCAAAGAAAGATTTAACGTTACTTGTTTGCGTTGTTGAATTTGTAACACCAACTACGTCTGTTCTTTCAGGTGAAGCAAAAACGATTGCGTCTTTTCTATTTTCAGCAACTGTAATAAGGTTATCTATGTGAGTAGCGTCACCTTTTCCAGCAATGATTAAGTTAACATCAACTGTGTCAGCATCTTGGTATCTTTCGTATGCAGTTTTTAATTCTGCAACTGTAGCTGCTGAACCATCCGCACCAGCAGATAAACTAGCTTCATTAATTGCTGAAACTGAAGTAAATGGAGTAGTTGAAACATTATTTCCCCAATTACCAGCTGCACCTGTTGACTCGTGAGCAGTCCAATAAACGTATTGTGATTTATTATAAATTACATCTTTGTAATAATTTGAATCACCTTGAGGTGTTTTAGCATCGCCAGCTACTGATACTGAGTCATATACTTCTAATACTTCCCCAGCAGTACCTGTAATACTACCATCTTCATCAATTACTACTACGTGAATTTCATCATTTGAACCACCTCTTGCTGAAGCGTATGCTGATGTTCCTGGAGCACCTGATACTAAGTCATAATATCTCCATCTTCTTCTTACAGTAGCACCATTAGATATAGCAGTATGTAAACCGCCTGCACCTGATGGATGTCTTACAAATGTAATTGTGTTTGTTCCTGTGTTATTTGCAGTTACTCTATATTCGTAACCACCACTTTCTCCAAAGTTTACAATGTCTCCAACATTAATACCAGAACTGTCATCTAGTACAACTGTTAGATCACCAACTGCTAATGAAGTATCCACAACTGTTGTTGCTGATGTATCTTCGTAAGCTGATGCTGTATTTGGACAAATTGAAACTTTTAGACTGTTACCCCACGCACCTGCTGTTCTTGCAGCCCATAGTCCGTCTGGTGTAAAACCGTCTTCATAATCTGAATTATTTTTAATTAGTGTTGCACCACCGCCACCTGATGTAGCGTTAAATGCACCTGTGTTTGTTGCTCGGACAACTCTTAAACTTGATGAGTACTGTAAGAAACTTGCAGCACTAAAAAAGTATTCAAAAGTATTAGAGTCAGGTTTACCAAACGTTTCAACTAATTCTTTTTCAGAAGCAATAGACACTACTTCATCCATTGGTCCTTGTGAGAATTGTCCTGCGATAGCACCGATCGTTGTAGCTACTGCTGGTATTACGTTTGTTAAGTCTTTCTCTTGTACGAGAACACCTGGTGAAACTTGAAATGCCATATGTGTTGTTCTCCTCTTATTAGCTAATAAGTATCATTAATCTCGTTTATATTTATAATATTTCACCTTTTCGTACGGTCACTGGAGTCCATCGTTCTCCTGAGTCGTCCTGAAAACTATCATCATCTAAACCATCATTCATAAACCCAAAAGGTGCCATATCTTGTTCTATTGCGTTTTGTTGTTCTTCATACATTCTAGCACGTACATCTTGGTCTGTCATTTCTTTAAAATATCTTTGATTTGTGATCCATGCAAATATGACGCAACACATAACTAAATCGTCATTAGAACCTTCTTCAGCTTGCCAACCACTACCACGTCTTACAAATGTTGACAATTCTTGTATAGTATGAAAATCAGGTATTATTATCTTATCACCTTCAAGTAAAGATTTTAAGTTAGAACAACCAATACGTTTTACTTGTTTTGTCATACGTACACCTAACTGTGTTCCTCTTTTAGAAAAACCACCACCTAATATTTGACCAGCACGGCCTTTCATCATACACATTAATAGATTTGTATATTCTAATTCAAACTGTAGAGCATCTGCAATTTGATGACCTAAATCATTTACTTCAACACAAACGTG